GCTTTGAAGAACCGCGGAGCCGGCGAAGCCTGCCTTATGGTTATTGACGGCAAGCCGGGATTGGGCAAGACATTTACGGTTAAATCATGGTCAACGCGGGTTCAATCCGTTTATGTCCGGGCGACGAAAGAAATCACACCTTGCTGGATGATGAAAATGATACTGGAGGGACTGAACAAACCCTCTACGGCCTCCCGTTTCGAGTTGTTGTTCCGGCAAGCGGTCGACGAATTGCGAAAGGCGGCGGACACGGCGGCGCGAAATGATGAAGACTTCGCGGTTATCATTGACGAAGTGGACAACATCAGCCGGTCTGCCCGAATATTGGAAACTTTGCGCGATCTGTCCGATCTGTTGGAAATCCCTTTTATTTTTGTCGGTATGGGACAAGTCCGGCAGAACCTTGTCCGGTTCCCGCAAATCGCCAGCCGGATCGGGCAATATGTCACATTCGCCCCGCTGACCAAAGATGACGTCCGCAAATTGCTTGACGCGCTTTGCGAAGTCAAGGTTGCAGATGACTTGGTCGAATATTTGCACAAAGTTTCCAAAGGATTGGCGCGGGAAATCAAGGAAGGCATAGCCAACATCGAACGGTTCGGTCGAAAGAACTCGCCGGGGGAAAACGGCTTGAGTGTCAAGGATATGACCGGACAGGTCATTATGAACGACCGGGATACCGGCAGACCCATTATTGTGCGGGGATAAAATGAACATTCCTATGAAAAACCAAAAGGCGATCATCAACGCCTTGATGCCACAGGCTTGTCTGACGATTCAGAATATGGTCGCGATAACAGGTTTCGACCGGAAAGTGGTTTGTCAAACCTGTTGCGATCTGATCCGGAACGGCTATATCCAACGCAAAGAGCGCGGTTGTTACGAACTGACGAAGAAAGGATTGGACGTTAAAAACGGCGATGCCGTTTTAAAAAAAGGATATAACGGCAGGAAACCGACAAAACAAAAGAAAACTTTGCGGATTGCTCTTTGGCGGGCGATGCGTTGTCTAAAAAAGTTCACGGTCGGCGATTTGTTGGAATTGGTCTGCACGGAAGACAAATCCGGCTACTCCAATGCAAAATGTTATGTTTTGCGCTTGACCGAACACGGCGTCTTATATGAACTGCGGCGCGGAACCGATACCGAAGGCAAAAAGAACAACGGCGAGAAACGTTACAGTCTGGTCGAGGATCTGGGGCTTCAAGCTCCGATCATCCGGCGCAACAAGGATATGTATGACCCGAACAGCGGGAGGATACGCGCATGGATTGGCTAGAGGTTCTCAAAGAAAAATGCGCCGAAAAAGGAAGCAAAACAGTCGCTGAAGAACTGGGCTATGCGCCGTCAAGCATTCGTTTGGTCTTGTGCGGCAAGTTCCGGCCGAGTGCCGACAAGATACTGGCAAAAGTCGCGGAAGTTTACGGAGATATCGTTGTTTGTCCCTTTAACGATGCCCGACGCAAAGCTTGTATGTGCGCACTCGCCAAAAAACTGGATAAGCCGCCGGAAGACAGCCGGAAACTGTTCCGGTATTGGAAAACGTGTCGGGCTTGTCTGGCAAAACAAACGACGAAAGAACGGTCTGACAAGAAAACTTCAACCAAAATCGGCGAAGTCGCCAAGACATTGGAAAGTATGGCGGATAACGCCAAAAGCTTCGGTATGGCAAAACGCCTGAAGGCTTTGCAAAACGAAGTCCGCACAATCGAGCAAGGAGAAAAACAGCTATGAAAACCGTCATTCGATTGTTCAAATTTTGGCTTTTTTTATTAACCCACAAACCACCTGAAAGAGAGGAAACGATATGGATCAGGAAAGAAAGAAAAAAATAGATCAAGTTCTTGACGGCAAGGATTTTTTCTTTGTTGTCGCCGGTAAAAAAGCAGGAGAAAAGATCGAACTTTCCAGCATAGTTCACGGTCAAGCAGACGATCTTGCTCAATGTATTGCGGAAACAATTAAAGAGTATCCGAAAATTGAATGTCGCATTGCTGAAATACGGGTCAAAGAAGTCGTTCCGAAATTTCTCAGGGATATGGCAACCGGTTTTGAGAAAAGAATGAATGAAACAAAAGAGAAAGGAAAAACAAATGAGTGAACAAGAAACGATAATTCCCGCCGGATATATGAAAGATGCCGCCGGTCGCCTCGTGCCGGAAAGCATCGTCAAACCGGAAGAAAAGCTGGAAGACCAGCTCGTCAACAAGATTATGGATTATGCCCGCGCGCTGTCCGACCAGATCGGACGCTTTAAAGGGCATACCGGCGACGACATTTCCGCGTATCTGTCTTTGATTGACGAAAAATACGGCCTCAAGAAAGGCGGACGCAAGGGAAATATGACCTTCCAGACGTATGACGGCTTGAAAAAGGTTCAAGTCGCTATCTCCGAAAACATCGTTTTCGGCGCGGAATTGCAGACGGCAAAGACGCTGATTGACGAGTGCATCAACGAATGGGGCGCGGACAGCCGGCCTGAAATCATTACGCTGATCGATCACGCTTTCCAAGTGGACAAGGAAGGCAAAATCAACCGGAACGCTCTGTTGTCGCTCCGCCGCTTGGACATCAAAGACGAAACGTGGCAACGCGCCATGCAAGCCATCACGGACAGCATCCGCGTGGAAGGCTCTAAAAGTTACTACCGCTTTTATGAACGGGACACGCCGAGCGACGCTTGGCGGGCTGTAACGGTCGATCTGGCGAAAGCGTGATTTTCTTTTTGGGCGGGGCGGATAAACGCCGCCCCGGACAAAAGGAAAATGATGAAAGGAGCAAGGCAATGGACAAGGCTTACAATCGCGTTTTGTTTTTGATTTTGACCGAATACTGGTTCGACAAAATCAAGTCGGGCGAAAAGACGCACGAATACAGGGAAGCGCGGGATTATTGGAATATCAGATTGGCGGGGAAGCGGTTTGATCACGTTTATTTCCGGCGCGGCTATAAAAGCAAAGAAAGAATGATTTTCAAAATCAAGTCGATTGAGCGCAAACAGAACATTCCGAACGACCTGAATTTACCGGATGTTTGGGATATAGAGCTGGGGGAAAGAATCGCATGATAACCGCAGATAAACGTCCTTTGATTGCAAAAATCCATATCGCCAAAGCGCAACTGGGGCTTGACGACGAACAATACCGCGATATTTTGCGCCGTATTGCAAAAAAAGACAGCGCAGCGAAGTGTTCTTACGGTCAACTCAACGACATTTTGTCGGAATTTAAAAATCTGGGATTTAAAACCAAACGCGCCGCACCTTCCGCAAAGGCGTTCATTCGGAAGATTTACGCCCAATGGGCGGAATTAAAGCGGCTGAACGCTCTGGATAATCCGACGGATGAGGGCTTGCAGCGGTTTGTCAGAAACCATGTCGGCATTGAACGTGTCGAATGGCTGAACTATGAAAAAGCCGTTCCGGTTATCAATGCGCTGAAAGCGTGGATTTCTTCAGCTAAAAAGAAAGCGGTGAAAAATGGTTAAAGCAGCTCCCGAACCGACCTTGTTTTTAGACTGTCCCGAAACGGATCTGCGTCCGATTGATCTGATTGCGGAACAGGTCGGCGTGGATATAGCTAAAAAAATAGTCAAAGCTTACGGCGGAACGCGGCTTTATATTCCGCAGACGGTAAAACCGGATCATCCGCTTGCCGTGATGATAGGATTTGACAACGCGGTTAAATTAGGGCAATACTTTTTCGGTGAGCGGGTGATTATTCCCAAACGCTATAATTCAATGGATTATATCCGTTCCGCCGTGCCGAAGCTTTACAATAAAGGCTGGAAAGTCCGCGATATCGCTCTGGCAATGGATTGTTGCGAACGGACGGTCTTTTCCATTTTGCGTCGCAAACGGGAAGAAGACGAGCCTCTTTTACCGATGTTTTAATCTGACAGGTGCATCGCGCACCTTATTATACAGAGTGCTTTAAAAATATCCTTTAAGCAGACAGCTTGGAGGATTTTTTTATGCGTAATCCCGATCTTTTGGAAATAACCCGCACCTTGGGGCGGATTGAAGGAAAAATCGATTCAATCGAAAAAAAACAGGACGAGTTTGGCAACCGTCTGACAACCGTGGAAAAACGCAGTGTCAGAAATGCGACTATTTGCGGCGCGATCGTCAGCGTTTCGTTCGGTTTGTTGAAAGAAAACATCAAAAACAGGCTGGGATTTTAAACAATGGCTCACAATCCCCGTAAAAAAAACGCTTTGCGTGCGGCTTATGTTTTCAACCGGCTGAATTTGACGGCGGCGGCACGGGCGGCTGATGTCTCTTTGCCGACAGCCAGACGTTGGAAAGCAGAAGCGGAAGCGAACGGGGACAACTGGGAACGCGCCCGAACGGCGGCCTCTATGTCCGGCAATTCAATGGCGGATACGGTTTCCAAAATTATCGAGGATTTTCTGATTTGCCATCAGTCCGTTATGGAGGGGTTGAAGTCATCCGAACTTTCACCC